GTGCTGACATCGTCCCCGTCGATCATGCGCAGGACCGCGGTGCGGAACTCGGCGTAGTTGGTGAACTGCATCAGATACGCCCCTTCCACACGCGGAACGGGGTATTCGCCGGGTCGTCAAGGAATGCGTTCTGCAAGCCCTGATCGTTCATGAAACGCTGGAACGTCACGCCGCGCTTGTTGCACCAATCGATGATGACCGTGGTGTCCACCGTGGCGGCGTGCTTCCAGTCGCCGCCCGGGCGATGCGCATCGCCAGCCTCGCGGCAATAGGTGACGAGCTTGTCGAGGTCATCGCCGGAGACCGCATGGACAAACGCCCAGCTGTCCGCATCGACATCCTCAATCCATGCCTTCTTCATCGCTCGTCCCTGAAATAAGAAGGGCGGGAGCCGAAGCCCCCGCCCAATGCCGCATCCATGCGGCCAAGCCCCATCAATGGGGATTACGAGCCCGAGACAGTGATGTCGCGGATCGCGTACAGCGGCTTCTCGTCGCGAACCACCAGCGACACTTCCGTGCGGACCTGCCAGTTCGCGGCATCGCCCACGGTCGCCAGCTGCTCGCTCTCGAACGGTCGCAGCTGGGCAAGTGCCAGCTTGTCGGCGTCGAGGATGTACAGCGTGTCGTTCAGGCCGGCCACGGCGGTGGACATGACGCGGTTCGGTACGATCTTCGTCACGCCGAAGTCGCCGCGGTAGAAGTCGAACGCGGCGTTCAGCACCGCTGCCTGCTTCGAGCCGACTTCGTTGGTGCGCTGTACGTTGCCAGTGAAGGTCGAGATCTTGACCTTGTGGGCCGGGGTGCACATGACGATGGAGCCGGAGCCGCCGTTGTCGTAGCACGACTGCAAGCCCGCCTTCAACATGGTCTCGGTCAGCGCCACATCCGTGCCGGAAACCGGCGCGGTGTTCGTGGTCGGATCGGGGCTCACGCCGCCAGCACCAAGCGTGTCATTGGTGATGAAGCCGTACAGGCCACGCAGGCGCCCGGCAACGCCGGAGGTGCCGGTGACCGTAGCGCCCGAGGAAATCGCGGCTGCCTCGATGTCGCGCTTCAGCTCGATCATCTTCTTCATGCGCAGGCGCTTGCCTTCCTTCGCACGGCCGTACTTCTTGACGCGCTCGGCCGTGTTCGACACCGAAACGGTGTCCTGGAAGATCTGCGTGCGGTTGTTCAGCAGGCCGGGCTGGGTCTGCGCCGCGTACGTCGCGTCCGCGCCTTCGATGGCGGCACGGGTCGGGTCCGGGGTGCGGTAGCTATCGCGCTGCCACTCGAAGTAGACGTTGTCGATGTCCGTGCGCTCGATCATCGCGAGCAGCGGGGCATCGTCCGGGTTGAAGTTGAAGATCTGGTCAAGAACGTCTTCCTTGACCTTCACAACGGAGGGGGTAATCAGGGTGTTGGTAGGCATTTCCTTGTCCTAAGCCGTCTCAATCCATGAGATCGGCGAGAGTGCTGATTGACGGGGCGGCCTTGTAGCGCTTCAACGCGTCGGTCCGCTTCGCTTCTGCGCGGGGTTGAGTGATCCCAGCTGACGGCTTCTGCACCTTCTTCAGCTCGGTCTTCGGCTTGAGCTTGGCCTTGTCGGCCTGGATCTGGTCGTAGGCCTTCGCCTTGTGCGCCAGCTCCCACAAGCCTTTCTGCACGAAGAACTCCGGCGAGATCTGCGCGGACAACCCGGCGTTGCCGAGGTAGTCGCCCAGTTCGTGGAGCATCGTGTCGTTCCAGCCCGGCAGGGTGTCTTTCAGCGCCTTCTCGGTCGCCGCGGCGGTCTCGCCGATCAGCGCTTGGCGTTTCCGCTGCGCTTCCTGACGGACGTTCTCGACGGCAGACAAGGCCTTATCCAACTGGCCCTTGCGGTCTTCGTGTAGCTGCTTCTGTGCGAGGTAGTAGGCGGCGTCCTGCTGCGCCCATTCGATCGGCGGGGGCGTGCCTACCTGCGTTTCCATGAACTGCACGAACGCCTGCAATCGGTCTTCCGTCTGCTCCAGCGCCGCCATGTTCTGCTGCCAAGTCTCGGCGACCTTGGCGCGTTCCTGCTCGACGACCTTGCGCTCTTCTGCAACGGCCATCGTCTTCTGCGAATAGTCGAAGCCCTTCTGGGCCAGCTCGACCACCTCGGACTGCTTCAGGGTCACTTCCTTGCCGTCGTGCTTCAGCGTGACGGTGGGTTCTTCCTGCTGCTCTTCGTCCTCGGCGTCCTGCCCGCCCTCTTCGGACTCGTCTTCCTCTTGGAGTTCGGGCTCCTCGCCGCCCTCGTCCTCAGCCAGCGCGACTTCGTCGTCACCTTCGTCCATGCCATCTGCCAGGTCCGAAAGCGTCAGCGCGCCCTCGCCCGGCTGTGTTTCCACGTCACCGAACATTGGTTACATCCTTGTTGTGAATAGCCGCGTCCTGCGGCCCGTACTACAGCGGGTGAATCACTCCATCCGCCGTCTGTGCCGAGGCTGATTCCCCGGCGACAACCTTTGCATTCCCGTACACACCGCCCCACAGCGCGGGGGCGTCACCGTGCGGCCACGTCACGCGGCACACGGGGTTGCCGGGCCAATCTAGCGCCCGGAGAGCGTCCGCAACGTCGCTCCAACCCTTTCGGCTCGGCTGCGCTGCAACTCCAGCTGCTTCTGCGCGATCAGACCGGTGTTCATCGTCTCGGACAGGATCGATTCCAGACGTTTTGACGCCTGCATCAGCGTCCACAGCCAATCCCGCACCTTTTCGTCCTTTTCGGCCTGCCATTTCGTCACGATCTCCGCTCTGATCTGGTCCATCGCATCGCGGTAGACCGTGTTTTCGAGGACTTCCGCAGCCAATCGGCCACGCTCAAGCTCTTGGGACGTGCTCACGCGCTGGTCTGCTCCGTTCCATCCTGCGGCGGGGCGATCTGCTGGATAAGGAACTGCACCGCTTCGGTCAGCTGCGTCACCTGATCCTCAAGCGCCGCCACCTTTGCCTCCTCGTCGTCGCCACGCGCCATTTCCTGCGCCGTCTTGGCGTTCTGCACCTGCTGGCTATCGCGCTTGAGGTCGTACTCGGCCGCGGCCTGCACGCCCTGCTGCTCGATCTGCTGCCCCTTTTGCGCCAGCTCGATGTCCTTCTGGTCCAACTCACGGGACTTGATGGCGAAATCCATCTCGGCCCTCGCCTGGTCAGCCTTGAGGCCCGCGTTTTCCTCGGACGCCTGCTGCAACGCTTCCTGCATCTGCTGAAGCTGCTGCATGACCTGCTGCTTTTCCTGCTGGTATGCCTGCGGCGTAGGCGGCATGCCGGTCGGCTGCGGGCTAACGAAGCGCTCGGGGTTGCTGAACTCGTTCGCCTCGACGTACAGGCGAACGGTTTCCGCGATGTTCTCCGGCGTCACCACGCCGAACTGCGCGGCCTGAAGCTGCGTCTGGAACAGGCCAATGATTCGCTGCGCCTGCTGCTCCTTCGAGCCCGTGCCGAGCCCCACATTGATCTTGACGTTGAACTGATCGCGCCACTCTGACGGGTTCACCGCGACCCACTGGCCGCCGTTCACCTGCATCATTTCCTGGCGGTCCTGGTGGCGCACCGCGAGCTTCAGCATCTTGGCGAACAGCTGCTTCATGCCTACCGCGAAGAAGCGCGCCATCAGCTCCAGCCGCATGTCGGCCTTCTGCGTGATGATCGAGACGCCCGTTGCCGTCTTGTTGAGGCTGTCAGCGTCCGTGCCCTGCGAGTAGCGGGTGAAACCGGTTCGGTTCTCGCGCCACGACTCCAGCCATTCGTTGAACTGATAGGCCGGCGCGCTCAGGTTCGGCTGCACCAGCGGCTGGATGGCCGTATTCGCAGGGCCGCGACCACGCACCACGCCGCCCGGCCGGTTCTCCAGCCAATCGGCGATGTTCACGTCCGCCTCGGTGTTGAGGTACGTGCGCTGGTTGACCGTGAGGTACAGATTGTCCTGAATCGCCCGCACCACGTTGGTGCGCAGCTTCTGCGGGCCGATCGCGAAATCGGCCGGGCAGTCGCCAAAGAACGCGTGCGGACGCGGAATCGGGCAGATCCACACGAACGGATGGTCGTCCACCTGCTCAATGGCCGCCTTGCCGTCCGTGTAGACCGCCAGCGTGTCTTCAATCAGACAGATCTTCAGCCATTCCGCCGTGCCGTCGCCGTCGCGGTCCAGCTCCATGTACAGCTCGGCGCAGTTGTAGAGCGAGTGGCTCTCATGCGGCTCGCTGTACACGTCGTCCATCGAGTCGCCGAGCATTTCCAGCGTCTCTTCACTGTCCGTCGCTGCACCGCCACCGTGAGGGATGTCGGACAGATCGTACCCGTCCTGTTCCAGCTCAAACTTGCGGCGCCGGAACACATGCCCGATCAGCGCGGGCTTACCGCCCCAGCGGGCATTCGCATCCACGCGCATGGCATCAGGCGGGCACACCTCGGCCTTGATGCAGGTGCGGCGATCTTCCTTCGTGACAGTGAAGGTCAGGCCGCCCGTTTCCTCGTCCACCTCGGGGTCTGCATCCAGCGTCCAGCCCTCCCGCAGCAGCAGGAGAAGCTGTTCTTCGGTCTGCCCCTCGAACGTCTGCCGGGCGTCCTCGGATTCTTCCTCGGCCCACACCTTCACGAAACCGACCTTCTGGAGCAGCGCGTCCTTGAACCAGTCGTAGACGATGCCCACGCCGTCATTGCGCGTGAAGAACAGATGGTTGACGTAAGCCGTCGCCAGCTTGGCAATCGGCTCTGCGCGCGGATGCTTGGCCTCAAACTCCACCGCATCCGTGGACACGAACATCCGCATCAGCTGCGGACACATGCCCTCGATCGTGTCAGCCACGTCCGTTGCGACGAAATCGGAGCGGTCCTCGATCTCGGGTGGCGCAAGTTCGCCCTTGGGCTCTGCGTTGTAATACTCCAGGTTCCGCAGGCGCGCCTGGCTTATCTCCGTCCCCGGCCCGCCCAGCGATGTGCGCAAAGCCTCGACCGCAATAGCGCCGACTTCCTCGTCGGTCATCTTCTCGCGCTTCGTCTTGGCGGCTTCCTTGCCGTATGCCATTAGCGGGTCAACCTGCGGTATTGGATGGGTTGCATGGCCGTAGGCGCATGGCTTGCGTGGTCAACAGCCATCAGCCCGAAGGCATCCGCGCCGTGACTCGCCCAGTCGTGGTCAGGCCCAAGGCCAATGCCTCGCGCCTCGTCTCGTTTCTCGTGATACCAACCCAGCGCGTCGCGCCCGGGCTCGGTCGTGGATTCGTTGAAGCTGATCTGCGGGAACAGCCGGCGCACCGCTTCGATGCGCGTATTCGCAGCGCCTGCCCCCATGTTCGGGACGACTCGCACGCTGAACTGCGCCTCACGCAGCGCGCTCTCGTAGCTGACCTTGTAGACCTTGTCGTGCGTCGCGCCGTCGTGCGGAAGGACGCACAGCGCGTCCCCGTAGCCATTGGCGCGAAGCCAGCCCACATGCGACGCCAAGGGCTGCCCAACGGCCTCGTAGTAGTCCAGAACGCGAACCTCGTGCCCGATGAACTGGACGATCCAGATCGCGCAGGCGTCGGCCTTGGCGCCCGTACCGCCAATGTCCCAGTAGGCCCGGACGGTCATCAGGTCATCGCGGGCAATGCGCCCGATTCGACCCTCTTCCCTCGCCTTGGCAAGTTGCCTGGCGAAGTACGCGCCCTCAGCAAGGGTGACGTAGCCACCCTCCCAGATGTGGCCGTACTGATCCGGCTGCATGCGCAGGCAGTCCAGACGTTCCTGCTCAAGCTCCGCGGTAAACCACGGGTTGTCCCGCCAGTTCGCCTTGATGACCGTGGCGCCAGTGGGCAGTTCCACGCCGCGCAACATCACGTC